GTTTTTATTTATGTAACACCAAAAAGGTTGGAGTTGTCGGAGCCTCCGAAAATTTTCCGGCGTTTTCAAAGTTTTAAATTTTGATTTTTGATTTTAAGATATATAGTTATAGCGGGGTAGCTCAGAGGTAGAGCATTGGACTCATAATCCAGGGGCCGTAGGTTCGATTCCTTCCCCCGCAACCAATAAGGAGAATATATGAGTGATGATGTAAGCAAGAAGTTTCACGAAGAACAACTCAAAAAAGTTCGCAATCTCAAACGAGTAACTCCCAACAAGCCAAAACAAAACAATTTGCCTAAAATGAATATTATGAGAAAGGCCGGACGTGGTAGATAAAGAATTACAAGATTATCTAAAACAAGCCAACGAACTTTGGTTCAAAGATGGTTCTTGTACCGGTGGAAATCCTGAGTTAATACAAGATGCTCAAGCTGAAGATGATGAATTTCACCGTATCGAACACGAACAAGAATTAAAAGCCAATAAGTGATACGGTAAATAATACAGGTGTAAAAAACAATACACCCATAAATCAATAGGGTGTATCATTTTTTTAGGTCTTTGAAAGTGTGCCGACAACACGTTTTAAGGTATTGATTTTTGCCGTTACTATTCATTGTTTTTGCAGCATAAACTTGAGCTGGTCGCTCACACTTTTTTACTAAGCAGATTGGAGGAACTTCTAATCCCATCATATTATTTTGCTAATGGATTATCCATTGCTTTTTGAATTTTTTGGTCAACTTCTTTTCTCATCTGCCGTAAGTCTTGGTCAACTTCACGATTAAGTTGTTTACCATCACGTTCTACTTGTTCAACAACTTTCTCTAATCTACGGATATCTTGTTTTAAATCATTTTTAATATCCTGAGTATACTGAACTGATTTCTCAGAGTTTTGCATGGTGATTTCCATCTTTTTATTTAACTCTGATAAATCTGGTGCGACATACTCCGCAATCTTTTTCTTCATGCCTTGGTAATCTTTATATACTTCAAAAGCACCATAAAGTCCACCAAGCGTAGAAGATACGATTGTTGCAGCTACCATCAATTTTGCTGGTGTAAATTCGTAACCACCAATACTGATAACAGTATCTTTGCTCATATACTTCTTAGCGGCGGCTTCTAATTCGTCTACTTTTTTATTTACGTCTTTTATTTCTTCTGCCATTTTATTTTCCTAATTCGTATTGTGATTGAACCATTTGATTATGTAATTGGTCGGTCGCACCAAATAATCTACGACCAACTCTTGCATTATCAACATTTTTTTGTCCACCATAAATGATAAACGGTTTATAAAAAGATACATCTTTCATAACAACAGTTTGATAAACATCAAAAGATGGATTATATCCCATTGCAGCAATAACCAAACCTTGTGTTGCAATTTGAGCATTCATTGATTTTGCTTCGCCACCTTCTTTTACTGCTTCATTACCTTTGGCCGCTGCTTCTTTTTTGGCTGCTTCCATTCTAGCTTGTTGTAATGTTTGCCGTGGTGATTGTGTTGTGGTAGTAGAGCCAGTAGAACCTGTAGAGCCGGTAGAAGTAGATGGAGTAGAACTGCTTGAACTGGTAGATGAACTTTGCGCAGATTCAACTACCAACGCTGTTGTGGTTTGTGTTGTTGATGTTGGTGATGTTGTTAATTGCACTGGTGCCGCCGGTGCTGTTGGTGCCGTGGTTGTTGATGTTGTTGTAATAGTTTGATTAACAACAGGATCAGAAACTAATTGTGGTGTCGTGCTTGAAGATGATGTTGTAGTAGTAGTTGTGGTGGTTGTGCTCACAACTGATGTCACATAACCAGGACACCTTGGACTGGATTGTGGATTGGCTGTGCAAGCCTGATTAAATAAAAATGCCTGATATGCAACATCATAGCCAGGACAACTAGGACTATACAATGCACTTAATGAACATTGTTGATTAAAATATGCTTGTTGGTAACCAGGACAATCTACACTATACAACGGATTTGCGGTACATTGCTGAGTAAAATAAGCCTGTTGATAACCAGGACAATTTTGATTGTATAATGGGTTTGCACTACATTGTTGGTCGAAGTATGCTTGCTGATAACCAGGACAAGTTGGGTCATACAAAGCACTTATAGAACATTGTTGAGCTTTATAAGCATCTGCATAACCTGGACAACTTGGATTGTATAATGGATTAATTATACATTGGTCAACACTACCTGTTCCGCCAAGAGCAGACCAACTGATACCTGAACCATTTGGAATGTTTATACCATAACCGTGATAATATTGGTAATATTCACCCTTAGATAAATCGCCTGTCATGCCTGAAGTGACATGGTGATTAGTAACCAATGCTCCACCAATTCTTGTGTTGATTACGCCAGATGAATTAATATCAACTTCAAAACTACTACGATTGTTGTTATAAAATTCAGCAACGCCATACCAACCATAGGTTTGTGATGTTGCTGTGCCTTTTGTCCAATGAGAACCGCCATTAGCAATCAAATCTGTCCATAAAGGAAAGATTGTATAGTTATATCGTGTATCTGTTAGCGTTGATAGATTCATACCAGAACAACACATACCCCATGCGTTTTGTGCTGGGTCTTGGAATGTTACTGCACCGTTTGATAACATCCATGAGCGATTAAAATTTTGGCCAAAATAAGGAAAATTAAACTGAAGTGGCACACTACGCCAATCATCATCACCCATGGTAATATTTGTGGCACCAGGTGTGTTACGAATGTCTTGTAAAGGCAAAGCGTTAATACCTGTTCCAACGGTCACCGATAATCCTGGTGCACCTGGAATAGGAATACTAACTATCTCTGCGTGAGAAAAAGCAGACACCACAAATAGTAGTGTTGCTAATAACTTTTTCATTAGTCTTTACTTTTTACTTTTTGTGGTTTGCGGTCTGGATCGGCTTCCCAAATTGCTTTAGCTTCATTACCAATTTTACCATCAACTGGACATGGAGTACCAGCATTCATCATGGCAGTAAAAACTCGTTCATCTTGGCAAAGTGTAGCAACGGCTGCCACTTTCATACCCATATCATAAAGAGTTTTGGAAAGTTTTAATCTTTCACAATTTTTATCAACAAATGTACCCCCAATGGCGATACCAAGAATTTGAGTTTGAGCAGCCCCTGAAACACCTACCGCACACAAATCATTATTTAAAGAAGTGATGTTTGGTGCCACAGCTGTTGGAGGTGGTGATTTAATTGTTGTGGTACTATTAGAAGTTGATTCTGTATAACTTCTGGATGTGGAATCGGTTACAATTGGATCCGCAAATACATTGCCAACAAACAACATTGCTGTTATAATTGGAATTATTTTATTTTGAAACATTTATTTTTGATAAAGGTTGTCCTCTACCATCCTCTGCTAGTTTTGTTAATTGGGGATAATAAAGAATACCGAATGTCAGATTGACATAAAGATATAAAAGAGATATAATTTCACTTCAACTACATAGTTATTTATGCTCGGAGATATTAAATGAAAATTTTAACATTAAAATTAGTGACCGGTGAAGAAGTTTTAGGTGAAGTGGAATCAGAATCCGAATCGGAAATTGTTCTTGTAAACCCCGTTGGTATTGCCATTGTTCGTGATCCTAAAACAGGACAACCAAATGTAGGATTTGCACCATTTCCCATTCATGCCGAACAAAAAACTGGTGCAACGGTTGCCTTAAACAAAAAGAGTGTAGTATACTCCTATGAACCAGCAGCCGATTTTGTAAACAATTACAATTCAATTTTTGGTTCTGGTATTGTCGTACCACCAAAACAAATCATTACAGGTTAATTTGAGTAATTTCTATACAAATGTTCAATGCTTTGGTAATAACATACTTTATCGAGGCATACAAAACGGCAAAAGAGTAAAAGAAAAAATCGATTACTCTCCATCACTTTTTATACCTTCTAAAAAAATCACCAATTTCACCTCGCTTGAAGGTGATTATCTTGATGAAAAGAAATTTGGTACCGTGCGTGATGCCAGAGAATATATCAAACAATTTGATGGTGTTCACAATGCACCTAAAATTTATGGTCAAACTCGTTATGAATATGCTTTTATTACCGACCAACATCCAGAAATGGTCGATTATGACTTTGATAAAATACTAATTGCATATATCGATATTGAGGTCGGATCAGAAAATGGTTTTCCTGATCCGTATGAAGCAAATGAACCCATCACGGCTATCTGTCTAAGGTTTCCCAATCTAACACCAGTAGTGTTTGGTTGTGGGGAATATCAAGTAAAAGACCAAGAGGTTTATATTCGTTGTAAAGACGAACATTCTCTTTGTAAAAAGTTTCTACAACTCTGGCGAGAAAAGTGTCCAGATATTGTAACTGGCTGGAATACAAAGTTCTTTGATATACCTTATCTCGTTAATCGATTTAGAAAAATTCTTGGTGAAGAAGAAACCAAAAAACTATCACCGTGGAACTATATCACCGAAAGAACGGTGATGATTAATGGACGACCACTTAAAGCATATGAATTTGTCGGTGTCGCATCACTTGATTATATTGAACTTTATAAATGGTATGCTCCTGGTGGCAAATCACAAGAATCCTATAAACTTGATAATATTTGTAATGTAGAACTTGGTGAAAAGAAACTAGATTATTCTGAATATGATAATCTACATGAACTTTACAAATTAGATTTTCAAAAGTTTATTGAGTATAATATTCGTGACGTTGAACTAATTTTAAAACTTGAAGATAAATTAAAACTGCTTGAATTGGCAGTTACTCTTGCCTATGATACCAAGTCAAACTATGAGGATGTGTTTGCACAAACTCGTATGTGGGATTCATTGACATATTCTTATTTGTTTGGTAAAGGCATTATTGTTCCACCAAGAATTATTAAAGATAAAGATTCAGCGTTTGAAGGTGCTTATGTAAAAGAACCACAAGTAGGCAAGCATGATTGGGTTGCCTCATTTGACTTAAACTCTCTGTATCCCCATTTAATGATGCAGTATAACATTAGTCCTGAAACATTGATTGAACCAGAAAATTATACTGATGAAATGAGAGAAGTTCTTTCACAAGGTGTTTCAGTTGATAAAATGTTGAAGAAACAAATCGATACATCTAAACTTACTGGTGCCACATTAACACCAAACGGTCAATTCTTCCGTACCGACTTTCAAGGTTTTTTGCCAAAGATGATGGAAGAAATGTATGAAGATAGAAAAAAGTTTAAGAAGTTGATGTTACAAGCAAAACAGGAATATCAACATGAAACTGATGAAAGTAAAAAATATGAAATTGAAAAGCGTATTGCAAAGTATAATAACATTCAGTTGGCAAAAAAAGTTTCCCTCAACTCAGCATATGGTGCTTTGGGTTCTCAATATTTTCGTTTCTATGATTTGCGGATGGCTCTTGGCGTTACTAGTGCAGGTCAGCTTTCTATCAGGTGGATAGAAAACAAACTCAATCAATACATGAACAAACTATTAGGTACTGAAAATGATGATTACGTTATTGCGAGCGATACTGACTCGATTTATTTACGCCTTGGAGAACTCGTTAGAAAAGTCTACGGTGATAGAATGGTTGATACAGGCAACATCATTACATTCATGGATAAAGTTTGTGATGATAAAATTCAACCGTTTATTGATGTTTCCTATCAAGAGCTTGCTGATTACGTCCATGCGTATTCGCAGAAAATGGAGATGAAACGAGAAGCACTTTCAAACAAAGGTATTTGGACTGCCAAGAAACGATACATTCTGAATGTGTATAATAATGAAGGTGTGGCATACAAAGAACCTCAAATGAAAGTCATGGGTCTAGAAATGATTAAATCTTCCACACCATCAGCAATTCGTGAGAAGATGGCTGAAGCCATTAAGATTATGATGAGTGGAAATGAATCAGACATACACAATTTTATCAAAGATTTCCGTGAACAATTTAAAAAACTGCCTGCGGAAGAGATATCTTTTCCTCGTGGAATTAACGGATTGGCTAAATATAGTGATGAAGCAACTTTATATAAGTTGGGAACACCAATTCATGTTAAAGGCGCAATACTATATAATCATTATCTTAAACAGAAAAACCTAACTAAAAAGTATCCACTCATTCAAGAAGGTGAAAAGATTAAATTCACCTATTTGAAGATGCCAAACCCTTTCAAAGATACTGTCATTTCCTATCCTGTTCGTTTACCGAAAGAATTTCAGTTGAATGACTTTATCGACCATGATTCACAATTCGACAAGGCATTTTTAGAACCACTAAAAGTTATTCTTGATTGTATGGGTTGGAAAACAGAAAAGGTAAGCACACTGGAGGAATTCTTCGGATGATACAAATCATATTAACATTTCTATCAGCACTTCTGTTATCAGGAATTGCTGCATACTACTCAGTTATTGGTCTAGCGCTCATATTTGCTGGCGCATTTTGGCCAGTTGTTCTTATGGGTTCAGCACTTGAAGTTGCTAAATTGGTTACAGCTTCTTGGTTGTATAATAATTGGCAAAAGACCAATAAACTATTAAGAGGTTATTTTACTGCCGCTGTTATTATATTAATGTTGATTACTTCAATGGGTATTTTTGGCTTTTTGGCCAAATCACATATTGATTCAACATTAGATGCCGGTGCAAACACCGCTGAATTAAGAACACTCAATGCACAACAAAAGATTGCCGAACAACGATTAGAATATTTACTGAAACGTGCTGGTAATCCCGAAACTGCATCGGCATTAATTGATAGGCAAATTCAAACAACACAAAAAGAATTGGCAGATATCAATAAGAAACGATTGCCACTTCTTAAAGAAGAAAATAAATTAGTTGCCGATATTGGACCAATCAAATATGTGGCAGATGTTTTCTTTGGTAGCGGTGATGGTGCTGTAGATAAAGCAGTTCGTTTGGTAATATTCTTAATTATGCTTGTATTTGACCCGCTAGCTGTGTTATTATTAATAGCAGGAAATATATCCCTAAGAGAAAAATATGGCAACAGAATATCGACCCCCATTCCTACACCTAAAGTTACTAAACGTAGTAAGAAAAAGATACAAACAATTGAGGAACGGCCGAGTGATACGGTCGAGGTACCAAAAGAAAACTTGGTTACAATTGAGGAGGAACCTGCACCAACAAAGAAAAAGAGGGGATTCCCGAGGCGGCAGGCGGAACGTATAAGTACCTATGATGAGAAAGCAGAATTGGCTTTCAAAGAAAAAAAAGATGATGGATTGGATGGCGGTAACTTTTAAAGGATGAATATGAGTATACTTGATAAGATTAAAAAGAACAGTAGTATTAAAGAATCAGCAATTCTTTCTAAATCAAAGTTCTTTACTGATAAAGATATGATACCAACATCGGTGCCAATTATTAATGTGGCACTTTCTGGTCGTTTAGATGGCGGTTTAACACCAGGCCTTACAATGTGGGCCGGTCCATCAAAACATTTTAAAACCGCCTTTTCATTGTTAATGGCAAAAAGTTATTTGGAAAAATATGATGATGCAGCGTTACTATTTTATGATTCTGAGTTTGGCACTCCTCAGTCTTATTTTGACAGCTTTGGTATTGATACCGACAGAGTTCTACATACACCTATTACTGATATTGAGCAATTAAAATTTGATGTGATGAATCAATTAACCAACCTAGAACGTGGTGATAGGTTGATTATCGTAATTGATTCTATTGGTAATCTGGCATCAAAGAAAGAAGTTGAAGATGCTCTTGAACAAAAATCGGTTGCTGATATGTCAAGAGCAAAACAAATCAAATCATTGTTTCGTATGGTGACACCACATCTCACCATGAAAGATATTCCAATGGTCGTTGTAAATCACACTTACAAAGAAATTGGTATGTTCCCCAAAGATATCGTTGGTGGCGGAACGGGTTCGTATTATTCAGCGGACAACATCTTTATCATTGGGCGCCAACAAGAAAAAGAAGGTACAGAAATTGTTGGTTATAATTTCATCATTAACGTGGAGAAATCACGCTATGTTAAAGAAAAATCTAAAATTCCTGTGTCTGTTTCTTTTGATGGCGGTATTAGTCGTTGGTCAGGCTTACTTGATTTGGCAATTGATTCAGGCCTTGTCGTTAAGCCTTCTAACGGGTGGTACAGTCGAGTTGATATTTCTACCGGCGAAATAGAGGACAAGAAATTCAGATTAAAAGATACGGACACCAAAGAGTTCTGGATGCCAATTGTTACTAGTAAAAAATTCCGTGATTATGTAGAAAACCGTTATCGTGTTGCTTCAACGGAAATTTTATCAGCTGATCCAAATGTTGTTTTTGATGAAGTTGTAACAATGAATGGTGCTGAAGATGAGTGATGTTGAAACGAAAGTAAAACACAGTAAGCGTATCCATCAAAAAAAGAACACAGTTAAAAACAAAGTAAAAATAGCCAAAGCATACAAATGGACAGATGTGATGAAACAACCACATCGGTATTTAAAATGTTCTCTCTTTAGTTGTGGTAATAAACATTGTATTTTCTGTGGCAATCCAAGAAAAATTTGGAAAGAAGATACGATACAAGAGAAACGTCAAAAACAAAAGGTGAATGATGATTGAGGGAATAGATTATTGTTTCATTTACCCTAAAGATGATACAAGTGGTGTTCACATTCGTTTTTTAGAAGGACCTTATAAAGATACCATATTCAAATATGGTAAAGTTCGTTTTGAAGAAAAAAATGAACAGATGTATTTACTTTTCGCTTATGATGTGATAGAATCCACAGTTGATAAGCCAAAGAAGTTGGAAAAAGACCAAAAGTTTAAAAACTACATTGGCGACCTTTTAGTAGAATTAATGTCAAACAATATTGAGCAGGAAATAGTTGATGAAACTGGAACAAGCGATACTGAAGAACCTCGTTTACAATGAGGACTATCTACGCAAAGTATTACCATTCTTAAAATCAGATTATTTTTCGGACAGAACCGAAAAAGTCATATTCAATGAGATTACATCATTCACAAACACTTACAATACTACGACAACGCCTGAAGCACTTAGTATTGCCATCAAAGAAAAAAGAAATCTTACAGATGATGAAGTTCAAAAATGTGAAGATTATATCCAAGAAATTGAAAAGAATAAATCGGCAGAAGCCGAGATTCAATGGCTTATTGATAAAACAGAAAAGTTTTGCCAAGAGAAGGCGATATACAATGCAGTATTGGGGTCTATTTCAATTCTCGATGGTAAAGACAAAACTAATGACAAAGGTGCGATTCCCAAGATACTATCGGACGCCTTGGCCGTTTCATTTGACACGGCAGTAGGCCATGACTATTTGGAGAACTCTGATGAACGATTTGAATTCTATCATAGAAAAGAGGAACGAATACCTTTCGACCTCGATTACTTTAACAAAATCACAAAAGGTGGCCTACCAGCTAAAACACTTAATGTTGCTTTGGCGGGGACTGGTGTTGGTAAATCTCTTTTTATGTGTCATGTGGCTGCTGGCTGTATGGTTCAAGGTAAAAATGTTTTATACATCACACTTGAAATGGCCGAGGAGAAAATTGCCGAAAGGATAGATGCAAACTTACTAAACATCACAATCGATGATTTGATGGATTTGCCAAAAGATATGTATGATAAAAAAGTGGCAAGAGTGAGGGAGAAAACTACGGGTAAACTAATCATCAAAGAATATCCGACCGCATCTGCTTCTACAATTCACTTTAGGTCTTTACTCAATGAACTTAATCTCAAAAAGTCTTTTGTTCCTGATATTATATTTGTGGACTATCTTAATATTTGTTGTAGTTCTCGTATTAAAGCTGGTAGCAACATTAATTCCTACACCTACGTTAAAGCGATTGCAGAGGAGCTTCGTGGTCTCGCTGTTGAGTATAATGTTCCTATTGTATCTGCTACACAAACTACCAGAAGCGGATTTACAAGTAGTGATCCGGGACTTGAAGATACGAGTGAAAGCTTCGGACTTCCCGCCACCGCAGACTTGATGTTTGCTCTGATTTCTTCTGAAGAATTGGAAGAACTTGGCCAAATGATGGTCAAACAATTGAAAAATCGTTATTCTGATCCTACTCATTATAAACGCTTCACAATCGGTGTTGACCGTGCCAAGATGAGATTATATGATGTCGAACAAGCGGCACAAGTTAATATTGCCGATGCTGGCCATAAAGATGATAAACCATTAAATACTTTTGGTCTCCGTGAAATGAAACAAAAGAAATCATTTGAAGGCTTTAAAGTATGATATTGAGTAGAGAAGATGCTCTCTATTGTGCTAATCAATTTAAAGACTATTTTAGCCACATAGGAGATATTGAAGAATACATGCGTGATGAGAAAATAAAATCTCTCAACAACATACCAACTTCATTATTTCCACCAGAAGATGATTTATTTTCCGATTTCTCTATGCACCCTAGTGAAATGAACATTGAAGTTTGTGAAATACCAAACAACACATGGGAAACATTACTTGCTATAACATCTTCTCACATCAACAAAGCACCAGTTGGTAAAAATATACAACTGGCAGTAAGAGAGAAAAATACAGGAAAGATTCTAGGTTTCATTCGGTTGGGTTCACCTGTTATCTACATGAAACCTCGTAATGAAATGCTTGGACAAGTTTGGATTCAAAACCAAGACACAGCCAAACGATTCAATGATGCTTGTATTATGGGATTCGTAATTGTACCATCTCAACCATTTGGTTTTAATTACTTAGGTGGTAAACTTTTATCTGCCATTTGTACCAGTCATACAGTTAGAGAAATCTGTAATAAAAAATATAATATGAATCTTTGCCTGTTTGAAACAACTAGTTTATATGGCACGACCAAACAAGTATCTCAGTATGATGGTATGAAACCGTATATTCGTTATAAAGGTTTGACAGAATCAGATATTGTACCAATGATGCACGGCCAACGATATTTTGATTTGAGAGATTATGTAGAAAGTAAAGTCGGTGATTTGCTGGGTGGTGATGAATCAACCACGAGTAGAAAGATGAGAACCTTTACCAAGATTATTGCTTTAACTAAAGCAGCTTTAAAAGGAACTCCTGAAGGCACAGCATTCTTGGAAACGATTGAGAACGCAAAATCGTTGACAGAAAAGAAAAGATATTATGTGTCTGATTATGGATTTAAAAATATGGTAGATTACATTGGTTGCAAAACCGATAAACTTTTACCTGGTGAAAATTACGATAAACACGAATTGAGTAACGTGATTGACTGGTGGCGGACCAAAGCTATAAATAGATATGAAACTCTCAAAGCAGAGGGTAGATTAAGAACAGAATTAGAAATCTGGACTTCAGGTAAAGATATTCAAATTATAAGATAAATGGCTGTAACTACACAAAATATAACCTCAGCTTTAAAATCTTTAGGTTACAAAGAAACTGTAACTTTAAAAGATCCTTTTTTTGCTGTAGAAGGAAAACATTTTTATTTTTATGTTCCTAAAAAGGAAGGTTCAAAAGATACTAGAAGGACATTTCTAACAGAATTAACACAAAAATTAAATTCAAGAAAGCCAGCAATAAAGTGTGTGTATGACGAAAAAAGAAGCACAACACCTAAATCTAGTATAGGTAAAATCGTATTAGACGGTTCTTCTAGTGCTATTGTTTGTAAA